TGAAATAAAAGCAAAACTAAACAGTGTGATGCCTAAAATAGATCCCGAATGGAATTCAAAGGCTCCTGTATGGGGCGATTATGGTGTTGCACAGTGGTACAAGGGCAGTAGTTTAATATACTTTAATAATAAAGTCCCCGACAGTGAATTTACAGATGATGACATGCTCAAGTTCAATCCCAATGATCAGGTTGTTGGGATTTATGTTGTTGTAAAAGTTACAAACGAATTCAAAAATGGAAAATGGACGCAAAAACTAAAAACAATTAGAGACATTACCATACCTTCACATGCACTACCACGCGGCATTGGTGATCAGTCATTTGAAGAATTTGTCTATGACATGGAACAAAGTAATGTTGATCCTACAAAAAAGGCAGTTGAGCTAGCCAAGGCAGAAAATAATAAACGCAGCGATCAAATGGATAAAAGCAACTTGTCATCTAATACTGAGCAAAAAACTCCAGCAAAGTTGAATCCAAAAATAAACTATGCTCTAGATGAATTGAATGAAAAGGTAAAATCAAATCCACCACCCACCGTTAATGATCCTGTAGCAGTGGCTATAACAAAAATGACTGGTGGTATGTCCAAGCAACAGGCTTATGCTGAAGCCAAAGAAAATTATGTCAGCCAAGTAGCTAATTATACCGCACACATGGCAGAGTTAAACAAACAATCATATGCCGCAGCCGGCGTTACAGAATATAAGCCATACAGTGCAGAAACAATGAGTGCAATGATTGTGGCAAAAAGTCGCGCAGGTGGTTTAGAGGACTGGAAAGCAGGCAAAGATGTAACTGGAAATTCAGCAGTTAACAACCCCGCTGGAATAGGTTATGATAGTGCAACTAAATCTTATACTAGATACGACAGTTTTCAAGATGGTGTTCGTGCCGCCAATGATTATTTCAATTATGGGCAAGGTGTCAAAGCCATTGACAAGCAGGGACAGGATCGCTTGTTGCTACCCGCTGGTCACACAGGGCAAGATTTAAATTATCTAAACAATAAAATGAAAACCAAGGGAGGTGGATAATGAGTAGAGTAGGTAAAGCAGTTGGGCAGAGAAGAATACCTACAGGCTACAGCGAAGATACTAGCAGTGTAGGCAAGGGTTATAGTCCCGGGGTTTATGTTGGTGTAGTTAAAGATAATAAAGATCCTCAAAAATTTGGTAGATTAAGAGTTTATATTTCTGAGTTTGGGGGCGATCCCGACGAAGAAGGTAATTGGATCAGTGTTAGTTATGCCAGTCCATTTGCAGGAACCACAAGTATATATGACCAGGGTGCTAATGTTACTGAATATTCTGACACGATAAAAAGCTATGGGTTTTGGGCCACACCTCCTGATCTCGAAAGTTACGTGCTTGTGGCATTTAGCGCAGGAAGAATTGAATTAGGATTTTGGTTTGCTTGTTTATTCCAACGTGGTACCCAAGTTAGTATACCAGGTATTCCCTATGGAAATACTCACAGTGGTTCTGACAAACCAGTTGCTCCTAAAAATCGTAAAGATCCAGATCCTGATTTAGAAAAATATGTAGAGCACAAACCCATAAGTTATGCCTTAAAAAAGCAGGGATTAGAAAAAGATAAACTGCGAGGAATAACAACTAGCAGCGCCATGAGAGAAAGCCCCAGCCGTGTAATAGGTTTATTAACACCGGGTCAACATCAATTTGTTTTAGATGATGGCAGTGTTGACGGCAAGGATAGACTAATAAGGTTACGAACAACAAATGGAACGCAAATATTATTAGATGATGTTGCCGGCCACATTTATCTAATATCTAAAAATGGAGAAAATTGGTTAGAGTTGAGTGCAGACGGTAATGTACATCTATATGGAACTGGCGATGTTAATGTACACAGTGAAAAAAATATTAACCTATACGCTGACAAGGATATTAACTTGGAAGCAGGCAACGCCATTAACTTAAAAGCCAATGTCAGTGACGTTCAGATCGAAGCAGGTACAGATATTAATACACTGGCTGGATCTACTACAAGAATCACCAGTGTAGAAACCAGTAATATCAACAGCGGTGTTGGACACTATGAAACTGCTGGTGTGATTCACATGAATGGACCTGAAGCAGAAATGACAGTGGCATTAGATCCTTATTTGCTAGTGGTAAATCAAGCCATAACTCAAAGTATATGCAGCACTGTACCTGAACATGAACCCTGGCGTGGCCACAGTGGCAGTATTAACCCCGTGGGTCCGGGCAATCAACAGATGCAAAAAGATCCAGCACCTGAACAGCAACCTCGCCAACCAAGTGATGAGGAACAGGGCAGTCCAGTCAACAGTCAAGACAAGGAAGAAAGTGCGCCAGTAAGTGAAATAACAACAAGTCCGGAAGGAGCGCAGGCCATTAAAGAGTTTAATGGTTACAGTCCAGTAAATGTAGAAGATGGCAATGGACAAAGTGGCGGTTATGGTAGCAACATTATAGAACCCGAGCAAAATGTAGCACAGACTGTTAGTAATGACTTTGCTGGATTAGCGGGGAATACTAATATCAAAGGCAGTCAAGACATTGGTGGTAAGCTGCGAGGATTCGAGCTAGGGCTGCCTAAGACTGGAGATCAAGTTAGTTTAGATGCTAAAACATTTGACAGATTTGAATCCTACATGGCACAAGCCGCTAGCGCATTAGCCGCCGGCTCAGGTGCTAAAGGTTCTAACTTTGGTACAGGCAACGGAAGTGTGGCAGGACAAAATTTCAGTCAAAATAGTTTAATGGGCATTTTGTCAGAGGGTATAAGTCCCAGTCGTGCTGAATCTATGTTCCAAGGTGACTTAACTAAAAATGAGCAGGCTGTAAAACGCACATTGTCCGTAAATGGTGTTACATCTGTGCCACAAAATGTTTTTGATGGTCTGGTAAGTTATCAAAACCAAACAGGCAATATTAATTATGCTTACATTAACGGAGAAAAGATCGATCTATCGCAGACATACAAAGCTGAGGACTGGAATAGACTGGCAGGATTTATTGCGGCAGATGACAGAGATAGACCAAGAAGAATACAAGAAGCCGCTATGATTGCGGGTAACAGTTATGGTAGACCAGCCAGTGACGAAGCAATAATTAACGCCGGGTATGCAAATGCCATTGGCTCACTGTCTAAAGGAAAATTAAATCAGCAATCAGGTTCACCGGCAACTGATCAACAGTTGGTAGCAGTGGCGTCTAGTTATTTTTTAGAAACGGGAAACACCTTACCAAATCAGTCGTTCAGGTTTAGCAAAATGGTTGCAACGCCTGAAATAAAAGACGCACTAGTTAAACAAGCTGGACCTTTCCCTTACTAAATTACAAAATTATTTAGAAAGGGTGGCTTCCAACCTTCAGGTTTAAGCACTTTACCATCGATACGTTTTCGAACTTTTCCTGTTTCGGGATCTACTTTGGCCATGTTAGTTCGCATTACTTCTTGCCAAGCAGCCTCACCATTGGCACCCATGCTGTGAATGGCACCAATGGTAACAACTAAAATATCAATTAGTGCGTCCAGCGTTTCTACTTTATCATTATGGTTTACTGCTTCTTTGAGCTCTTTGAATTCTTCTTCTATTAGACCAGCATACATTAAAAATTGCTGTATGTTATATTCACAGGTAGTTTGATCGCAGGCCGTCATAAAGTCTGCTTGATCCTTAAAGGGGTTTGTCATAGTTTTAGTGTTTCCATAAGTTGTTCTTCTGCGGTCATATAAGCCACAGGTTTTAGCCATCCTCGTTGTACGCATTCTTGTATGATGTCTCTATAATTGTAAGGACAGCCGCATGATATTTCAAATCCTGCTCTGTTAGTGATTGTCAGGCCGTCATTGATTGTAAACAAGGGATCGCCCTGTCGAATAGTTCGAATCTTAGATTGACGAGTATTAATTTTCATTTTTTCAACTGTGCCATCATGTATTCTTTGGCATGGTCTTCACGTTGTTTCTCTTGTGCTTCTATCAGCGTGGGAACCAATGTTTGAATAAGTTGATTCATTACTCTCTCACCATGTTCAGTAAGATGGCTATAACCTTTTAACATACTGCGATGGCAGTAGGTTCTATCATCAAGAAGACCGCATAGTGTTGCTATTAGAACTTTTCCAACTTCATTCTCGTTCATTCTAGCATTAGCCTTTTTTAAGCATTTCCGTGAATACAATTCGGCCAATGCTTTCTCCAAAGTTCTCGTTACTTTCAATAACATAAAGGCTTGTATTCCAGCGATCTGTTCTTTTATCATGAGTTCTCATTTCTAGAATTTTGCCACCAACAGCATTATACAAGGTAAATCTAATGGGATCGTTGGCGTCTTCATCCAAGCCATGGTGAGTTCTTAAATAACCCAATTGTATTCCTTCGGCTTGTGGTTCTTTTTGGTGATCGTCTCGTAAAAATTTTATTAGTTTTTGTCTCAGCCAGTTTCGCATAATTATTCCTTTGCTAGACAATTATACAAAATTTATATGGCATTGTCAAGACTTTTGTTTTAATTTTTCGTTAAATCTTTTCTGTGCCTCCAAGTCGTAGTAAAACTTGGGCAATGGGCTGTCAGTATATAAAAAACTTCGTCCCGGTCTAATGTCACAGGTAAATGATTTACCCGCCTTTAAGGCGGGAGGATTGTTCCCAAAGTCAAAATTAAAATCAAACGTATTAGAACTCATAGTTTTTCACCTGCTTCAAAGCCACGGAATCTAAGGAAACGTGGAAAGCGTAGACTGTAACTACCATCTTGATTTTGTGTAATGGCATCTGCACGAACTTCTACTAATTGACCAAGTAGTCTATTGCGACCAAGCCAATACTCATCGCGATTGCTGTCACTAAACCCACTACCAACATTGACACGAATATGCTTGCCTCCGTCTCGTCCCTCACAGATAAAGGCTCCAAGTCTTTTTGCATTTCGTCCAGTGCCTTCTTCAACATCTTTGACCTCCAGAGTTACTTCAATAAAGGGTTTAAGTTTAAGCCAACTAGTGCTACGTTTGCATTCGTAGGGAGCCTTGGGATCCTTAATCATAATGCCTTCATAACCACCTTCTACTGCTTGTTTATTTACTTGACGAAATATAGATTGCCCTTCGTCGGTGTCTAAATCTACTTCAACGTGATTGAGTATTTCTACACTGGTCAACTTAGCTTTATTGTGCTCGTACCATACTTTTAAGTGATTTGAGCGAAATGCTTGATCACTAGTCCAGCGACCAGACTCAAATTTAGATAAAGGCAAACTATCAAAGAGATGCAGAACAGCGTCCTTAGCATTAACATTGTCTTTCCTATGGACCTGCTTCATCAAGTCCTGAAAACTACTGCTCATTACTTCGCCATCAAAAACCCAGGGTTCGGTCAAACCACTTGCCACTTGGCTGAACTGCTCACGTATATGAGTAAAATTTAACAGTTCTTTGCCGTTGCGGCTGAATTGATCTACTCTGCCGTCAGGATAGACCACAGTAATCACTCGCACTCCATCCAGTTTTACTTCTAAGAATTTTTTACCAGAAAGTTTTGCTTCATGATCTGAACTGTCGTGTGCAAGTTGACAACTAAACACAGGCACAGTGCCTTTGACCACCTTGTTAACAGTTTTTTCACTGACGCCGCAACGTAGGTCTTTGATAAGAATTCTGCGATACCAATTGTTCCACTGATGATTGGTCGAATTTGACATCATTTCTGCAACCATGTCACGAGCCAAATTGCCGGTAACTTGCCTAGTAACGAAGCCTGTTATGACTAGAGTAAATGTATTCCAGTCAACTCCCACACCATCGGGTCCACTACGTTCGGGAATCTGTTTGAGCCCAAATGTGATCATAGGGTCCAGTGCTAGCCTGCAACCCTCTAAAAACTCTGCATTGTCGCGATTAGCATCAATAATCTGCTCTTTGTTAGTGCGGAGATTATGTACTTCTAAATCACGAATAATTTGCCAGGGTTTGTTCATAATTTGCCCAAAATGTTAGTCTATGTGCTAGTATAGCGCAGAACTCATTTTGTGTCAATTAATTCAGCAAAGTTTTTTACAGTGTACTCGATTGGGGACTTGTTTTGCTTGGTAAACCGATTAAAATAAAACGACTCTCTGGGCCAAACAATGCCATGTTGATTTAACCAAGCATCGATCTTTTCAAAAGTTTTGTTTATACCAGATAAGTCGCAGTCCAAGTCATCTTCATAGTATAATTTTAAATAGTTCCTATTTTTTAGACTTGTCTCGATTTCGTCGTAGTATGATTCGATTATTGCTTTGTGCTTAAAGTAAAATACAGGATCAATGGAAATTTGAGTATTACTGGTGTCAGCGTAGGAAAAAAGTTTCATCTTATGTGCAATTTTTGCGCTGGCTATTTGATGAAGTTTCGACCTACGTTCAAGAACTATAAATTTATAGTCTTCTTGTAGCATCCATTTAATGTCTAGTTCTAAATAATTATTTGATTGAATTTTGACAGCATATGGAGAGAACGAAGCATTTAATAAGTTGATTGCTCGCTGCGGGTTCATTTTAACCCGATCTGATAAACTCATGACATCACGTTGTTTTAATCCCATGCCCTCAAACAGCAATGTTCTTTCAGATTCAGTAAAAATTTTTTGCTGGCTAACCCCACTGGGATATCTAGTATTTGTGGAGTGTATGGGATTGGTAAAAAATTCATATAATACCTTTAATCCCTGATAACATTCTAACATTTCGCATAACAGGTTACTGCCCGTTCTTATGTCAGAAAATATAACAATATTACTCAAGACCCATGGCCTTTCGTATATTTGTAGCACTAATACTGGTAATGCTTTCGTCAAATGTTTCTTCACCACTGGTATAGCCTACTCCACGCCCCCAACCAATATGCACAATATTTGGCACCAGCATAATTTCATATTGTCCCTGATATAAGGGATCTAAGTCACGGCGTATATAATTTTTAACTTCTTCTACGTTAAATGGATTGCTGCCCTGCCAGCCCTGCACATCACGTATTTGAATAATGACCTGACCTGTTTTTGCTAACAGTCTTTCAAATAGCGCACGATGTCCCTGATGCCAAGGTTGCCAACGACCCAACATCTGTACCGTTTCCCTACGCCAATCAAATTGGGGACGACGCTTGTTGCTTAAAATCATTTCCCCTACATAGGGAACCCATCGTTCTGCGTTTTGCTCATTGATTCTAAAGTCATAAATTTCAGGCGGAATAAATGCTCGATTAGTATCTTCATAGCGGCCTTTGTCTATAGTGTCTAACCATATAGTCCAATCTGCTTTGAAGTTATGTCGCATTTCAGGCAGGGGTGCAATAAAATCACAGATAACATATTCACCCGTGCAGCGAACAGCAAACTCAAACATTCTTAAACTTTGTCTTATGCGACCTTCGCGACTAAAATCCCAGTCATTGAATTTTTTACGAATGTCATCGGCATTAAACCAATCTACTCGTGCATTTAATTTTAAATTTGGTACATCGCCGTCAATGGTGGATAAACTACGGCTCCCGTATGTTTCTAAATATGTTTTTAAACGTTCAGCAAAATAAGTCTTACCTGAGCCAGGTAAGCCCATTATTAATATTCTTTCAGTCATAATGTTCCCGTTAAATTATAAAGCTATTTACTTGGGACAGTCTATGTAAAAATGTTCGAGTCTGCTCAGTTATTACCCCAGTCATTTGGAAAGTAACTCTGGGATTTAACCCTGCGTTGGCAGTGCTATGTGGTATGTTTTGCCAGTCAAATGTAGTTAAATCTCCTGCACGCCAGCCCTGATGTAAGTAGTTGCCGTAACTCCAAAAATGTCCCGGTTCCCAGTCTGTTAGTTGTAATTGTAGTCTAATAACACTGTCAGGATTATGAGGACACCATTTTT